TACGGGGTTTCAAACCAAGCTTGCCAACCCGACTAACGCACCGAATAGCACAGCCCGTGACGTCGATGAAAGCCCCGAAAATGCAAGCGGAACAAGAATGGTCGCATGGGCTGTATCTTCGTCTCCCAGAGTGAGTATGCACACATGCGATGGTTCCTCTTACGGAGCCAGAGTCGCCAATCCAGCAACTCTGCCACCAGCCGCAGCGTATGCTATTGACTTTACAGACAAAGACATTGGTATCGCCCACAACAATACGCCATTTGTAAGTGTGTATCCGTGGACATCAACTGGTTATGGCAGTAAATATTCAAATCCATCATCATTACCGTCAGGTTCAGGTAGAGCTGTTAGGTTTTTCTATTTTCCGTTTGCATATAAAATAGAAGATACTGGACGTAGTTTAGCTCTTGGTTTTAATGCAGCCACACTTACAAAAACTTCGTCTACTGCGCTATCTCTCACCGCAACCGTAGCAACTTACGCTTTATCTGGGCAGGCTACTGGATTAAGCACAAGTCGTAAGTTAGTAAGTGATGTCTCAACTTACGCTTTATCTGGGCAAACTACTGGCTTAATTGTCGGGCGTAAGTTAGTTGGTGATGTCTCAACTTACGCTTTATCTGGGCAATCTACTGGATTAAGCACAAGTCGTAAGTTAGTTGGTGATGTCTCAACTTACGCTTTATCTGGGCAGGCTACTGGCTTAATTGTTGGGCTTAAATTATCGGCTGATGTTAGGACTTACTCATTATCTGGGCAAGCTACTGGATTAAGCACAAGTCGTAAGTTAGTAAGTGATGTCTCAACTTACGCTTTATCTGGGCAAGCTACTGGATTAATTGTTGGGCGTAAATTAGCGGCTGATGTTAGGACTTACTCATTATCTGGGCAGGCTACTGGATTAATTGTTGGGCGTAAATTAGCGACTGATGTTAGGACTTACTCATTATCGGGGCAAACTACTGGATTAAGCGCAAGTCGTAAGTTAATAAGCGATGTCGCTACTTACTCCTTATCTGGGCACACCTTAGCACTGACAAAACAAGGTGTCACCTCACATATTTTAGGAGCGATTGAGGGCACATTAGATTCAGTCGGGTTACCAGCAGGGTTAATCGTTGGTCGTAATCTTACTGCAACGGGAACAAGTTACTCGCTGGTTGGGCAAGATACAGGATTAAGCGTAGCAAGAAAGCTTAGTGGGACAGTATCAGAGTACGCACTATCAGGTTCAGCATCTAGTTTAATCTCAGGACTCAAACTTACCGCTACTATAAGTGGTTATACTTTAGCGGGACAGGATACTGGATTAATTGTCGGGCGTAAGTTATCGGCGGATGTCTCTACTTATGCGTTATCTGGTTCATCATCTAATTTAATCGTTGGCAAAACATTAAGTGGAACAGTATCAGAGTACGCATTATCAGGTTCAGCATCCAGTTTAAGCTCAACTAGATTGGCAGTAGCATCGTCTGGAACATTAACATTAACGCTTTCGGCGGCATCTCTAGCAAAGGCGTCTCCTACAGCTTATTCGATCTCTGCCGAATCATCTGTAATCAATTTATCTGGCAATGCAAATCAATTAAAAACGGCGAGGGTTATGCCTTCAAGTGTGGCGACATACACACTCACCCTCCTAACCACCCAATTAAAGCTTGCGAAGAAGATTGTCGCATCCGTAAACGATCTGAGTCTGCAAGGTAGTGATGCTTCGATTCGTAAAACGCATATAATGGGCATCACTGTACAGTCGATAACTTATACTGGGATTGATTCTGGGACATATATTGGCAGGCGTACTGGAGCAGATCCCAGCAGTTTTAATCTTACTGGCATTGAAATCCAGCTTAAATCGGCAAGGAAGACGATCTGTTCTGTTGGATCTTATCTTCTCAGCGGGATAAGTATTGAGTACGTTACTGTTTTAACCCCACCAACCATAAGCGTACAAGATATAAGTGCTTATGCTGTTTCATCAAGCCATGCAAAGATAAACAAACCGAGCACGATAGTCTACTCAAACGTAACGAATGCTGTAGATTCTGACGCTGTTACGGTTGTTGCTGGAGATGCAAAAACGGGAAGTATTGTCCAGAATGCAAATTTAGTTAACTCTGTCGATACTGAGCAACAGAGTAATATCATCCTCTGTGTTCACGCTGCTGCCGCTAATATAAGCACGGAAGTTAGCGATACGATAACGGTTAACAGTACAAATGTGGAGGTAAACAATGTCGTATGATAGAGGAGATTTAGTTCGATTAACAGCAACATTCAAAGTCGGCGATACGCCTACCAATCCGACAGCAGTATTTCTTTACCTTCGTAGCGTTACTGGTGTCCTTACAACTCTGCAATACGGAGTTGACGGCGCTATAACCCGTCCATCTACTGGTGTGTATCAGTACGATTATAGTGCGTCAGCAGCAGGTAATGTCACGTATAGGTGGGCATCTACTGGAACAGCACAGGGCGCAGATCAAGGTTCGTTCTTTATTATAGATGAAGTGGGGGTTTAATTATGTTTCCAGCATCAGAGCTTGGGCTTTTACTTGAGTTTGTTCGAGGCAAAGTTGAACTTAATGCGGAAGTTTTTGAGGCGGCAATCTCCGTCCTTAGCTACTTCGGCAAAATGTTCCTGATCAAAAACGTGGCAACTTATACACCAGATCAAAGTTCTGATGATGATGTTGCGGGAGCTATTGAAAATATCTTAGCTTCGGCTCAAGACGATTCAGATTTTGAAGGACATCGAGTTGCTTCACTTTCTCCAATACTTATTTCCATCGTTTTGAAATTTATCATTTCAGCAATTTTGAAAAAGATTTCAGTTTAATTTTTTGAAAAAGATTTAATTTAAGGGGAGGGGGTCAAAATAGTTTGATTTTTTGACCTCCAGACCGACTTTCGCCCCTGTTACACGTTTTTACACGACCATACCAGTGAAAATCGTATAACCCAGTATAACGAAAGATATCGAAGGAGAAAACTATGGCGACCAGAGGAAGAAAAACTGTAGACCGATCTTCATGGATGCGTGCAGGTGGAGAGCTTACCAAAAAACCAAAAGATTTAACAGCGGCGGAACAGAAATATTATACGTGGATTTTAGAAGCTTTAACTTGGGTTGGTGTCGGTGGAGAAGCAGATTTAGAAACAATAAAAACGGTTAGCCGTATAGGAGCAAGATGCGACAGCCTGAGAAAAATAGTGGCGGGATTAGATTCTCCGCTAGTACCGAAAGGGCAAAACGGAAGCCAACTCCATCCAGCTTACGAAAGTCTGGCATCACTGGAGACGAGGTATCGGGATTGCCTGAGCAGCCTTTATCTGAGTCCAAAAGCAAGAGGACAGTGTCGTCTACCAGCGGATCAGCAGGCGGGGTTAGCAAAACACGACGAAGAACTAAATCCAATATTGAAATTGCTGGGGAGCTGAAGGCGAACAACGTAGCATTATTCTTTGATAAATGTTTGACGCATGTTAAGGGGGAGCTTAGTGGTCGTCCCTTAACCCTGTCTGACTGGCAGTTTAATGACATTATCAAACCGCTTTTTGGAACGCTAAACGATGATGGAACCCGTAGATTCAGAACTGCTTACATTGAAATCCCCCGTAAAAATGGTAAGTCAACGCTTGCAGCAGGGATTGCACTCTTCCTTTTATTGGCTGACGGTGAGCAGGGTGCTGAAATAGTTAGTGCTGCGGCGGATAGAGAGCAAGCTTCAATCGTTTTTGACATTGCATCAAGCATGATCCAAGCTAACCCACTCCTATCTCAGCGTTGTACGGTCATGCGAAAAGAGATTGTGACCAAGAATGGTTCACGTTATAGAGCTATTTCAGCAGACGCATTTACGAAACACGGTATGAATTGCTCTGGAATCATCTTCGATGAGCTACACGCACAGCCAAATAGAGAACTTTGGGACGTTTTAACGACCTCAACTGGAGCAAGAGTCCAGCCATTAACCATATCAATCACTACGGCGGGGCATGATCGTAACTCTTTGTGCTACGAAATGCACACAAAAGCACGTGGTGTTCTTGATGGATCAATCAAAGATGGCTCATTTTTACCCGTACTATACCGTGCTCCAGACGGTTCTGACTGGAGAAAAGAGGAGACTTGGCGCATAGCAAATCCGGGCTATGGTGTGAGCGTAAGAGCGGAATATTTCCATCAAGCTGCTGCTGATGCGGCATCAAGTCCAGCACGTGAGTTAGCTTTTAGAAGGCTACATCTCTGCGAATGGACGGACACAATTACTCGCTGGCTTAATCTCGACAACTGGGATGCGTGCAGAGCGGCAAGACCAGACTTAACTGGTCGTCCATGTTACGGTGCTTTGGACTTATCATCGACTGTTGACTTGTCCGCATTCGTGCTAGCTTTTCCAATGGATGACGGGACTATCTGGATAGAACCTTATTGCTGGGCACCACGTGGTGTACTCAAACTGCGTGAACGTAGTAATAAGATGAGATATGATCAGTGGTATGCATCTTCACATCTCAGATTAACAGACGGTGATGTTATTGAGTATGATGAGGTGTACGGACACATTAAAACATTAGCGCAACAATATAGAATTATTGATGTTGCAATCGATAGATGGAATTGTGCTCAACTAGCGCAGCAAATGCAGTCAGATGGTATTCAAGTATTCGGGTTTGGACAGGGCTATGCGTCTATGTCACCAGCGGCAAAGGACTTTGAAACATTGATTACGGCAAAGAAAATCAGGCATGATGGACATCCAGTACTGCGCTGGTGTATCGGTAATTGCAGCATTGAGTCTGACGCCGCTGGTAATATTAAACCGAGCAAATCTAAATCGAGTGAAAAAATAGATGCCTTGATCGCATCCGTAATGGCGGTAGCTCGATCACGTGTTGGTGAAGCTGGCGGCATTAAAGGCATTGGAGCACCAAGCATATACGAACAAAGAGGGATGGTGACTCTATGAAAATCATTGAAACAATTAAAAACTTTTTTACTAGAGCTGCACCTTCTGTACGCCCCGGTTTACGTGACCCCGCCTTAGCGCAACTTTACGGTGGAGCAGTATCAGCAGGTGGTGTGTCAGTCAGTGAGGATACGGCTACAGCTTATGCTCCGTTCTGGCAAGCTTCAAGAATCATTGCAGAAACCGTTGCATCCCTCCCTTTCCATTTCTACAGGAATACGGGAGGAGCAAGAATTTGTGTTGATGATATTATGCCAGCCGCAGATCTATTGCGCTTTAATCCCAATGAAGAAATGAATGCTCTCCAGTTTCGTGAGGCATGGTTAAGTCATGCTCTGATCTGGGGTAACGGGTTCGCTGAAATTGAACGTGATGCAGCAGGTCGTCCAATTAAGTTATGGCTGTTGCGTCCAGATATGGTCGTCGTAACAAGGAATAATTTCGGTGAAGTTGTTTACGTTTACGGATTACCAGCACAGAAACCAGTACATCTACCCGCATCAGACATGCTACATTTGCGTGGACCCGGGACTGACGGTATTTTAGGACAGAGTATTGTCGCTTTAGCTCGAGATAGTATCGGGTTAGGCATGGCAGCAGAACGATTTGGATCACTATTCTTCGGTAATGGAGCACGTCCTAGCGGTGTTTTAGAACATCCGGGCAGACTTAGTGACGATGCGAGGTCACGTTTGCGTGGTGATTACGAAAGAATCCACTCTGGAATTGATAATAGTCACCGTATTTGCATTCTTGAAGAGGGTATGAAGTGGACAACCACAGCAATTCCACCTGAAGATGCCCAGTTTTTACAGACTAGACGCTTCCAAATCGAAGAAATTGCACGCTGGTTTAACATCCCGTTGAGTAAATTGCGTGTTACTGGCGCTAATTATGCCAGTTTAGAGCAAGAAAATCAGGCATTTTTATCCGAAACACTACGTCCTTGGCTGATTAGGATCGAACAAGAGATCAGAAATAAGCTTCTTCTACCTGAATCACGTGATTATTATTGCGAACATAAGGTAGAAGGATTGCTAAGAACAGACTTAGCAGCAAGATATGCAGCTTATTCTGTAGGAAGAAACTGGGGTTGGCTTTCGGTTAATGAGATTCGTGCGCTTGAACAGCTTGAACCTATTCAGGGTGGAGACGTGTTCTTACAACCTTTGAATATGCAGCCTCTTGATTCGCAGGGTGGAGCGCAATCACCTCCTGCGTCGTCTCCTGTTATCATAGATAGTAGTAGCACTGATTCGCAAACTGATACCAATCCAGATAAGGAGGCTAGCTATGATCAACAAAATTGAACGAAGGGCTGTTGCCGACCAACTGGAATCCAGTGGTAACCAGCTTGTTGGTTATGCTTCTGTTTATAATTCACTTAGTGAAGACCTTGGCAAGTTCTTTGAACGTATTGCTCCATCTGCATTTGAAAAGACGTTATCCATTAAGTCTGATGTCAGAGCTTTGATCAATCACGATTCAAATCTTGTCTTGGGTCGAACTTCAAATGGGACTCTTCGTCTCAGCAGTGATGATCGTGGTTTGCGTGTGGAGATTGATCCACCTGACACATCATATTTTCGAGACTTGAAAGAGTTAATTAAACGAGGGGATGTCAATCAGATGTCGATTGGTTTCTTCGTTAAAGCTGAAGACTGGGCTGTAGAGAACTCAGTGCGTGTCCGCACAGTAACTGACGTTGAGTTACTGGAGGTCAGTATTGTGACTATCCCAGCGTACGCTGATACAAGCATTGCCCTACGCTCGAGCAAAGTTTGGGAACTTCGTAGATTGATGTCTGCGAAAGATAGAGAGCGCAAGTTTCAATTGTCGCAGCTATGCTGCCGGAGGGACGTACCATGAGTGATCGTAAAACTTTAGTGTCCGAGCGCAGTAAGCTCGTCGCACAGGCTTCAGACCTTAACAAAATTGCGGAAGTTCGTGAGTGGACTCCCGAAGAAACTGCAAAGGTTGATGACCTTATTGCCAAAATTGAAGCCCTTGATGCAAGGGTTGTCGAACTTGAAAACTACGAGTCTGAGCCAGCAGAAGCAGAAGTTGCTCCTGAAGAAGCTCCAGTAGATCCAGAACAGAACAGCCGCAGACGCAGCTTGATCTCTGGTTTTGAAAACAAACCACAGCGCAGAACTGCACCAGCCCCTATCGGTGTTCCTATGTTTAGTCGTGATCTTGACGACAAACGCAGCGAAAAAGATCGTACACTTGCCATGCGTGGCTGGTTTGCAGGTAAAAATGCAAGCAAAGAAGAACGCAGCGCAGCTTTCCGTACTGGTCTTGACGTTAATTCAGATCGTCTAGTGCTTCGTGCCAACTCAACATCAGGAACTGCTGGTGGTTATACCATCCCGCAAGGTTTCCTTGCTCAGTTGGAGCAGCGTGCAGCCTACTTTAATCCACTTAGGGATGTAGCTACAGTCGTTCGTACTGATACTAGCAACAACCTTCCATTCCCAGTGATCGACGATACCGCTAATGTTTCAGCAATTGGCGCAGAAAATACTGCTCCATCCGCTGTAGATATGGTGTTCAGTCAGATTACTCTCGGGTCATATCGTACTGAATCACTTATCAAACTCAGTAATGAGTTGCTTCGTGACTCAGGTCTTGATATGCCATCTATTATCGCTAACCTTTTGGGCGAACGTATTGGTCGAAAAGAGGCAACTGATCACGCAACTGGTAACGGTTCTTCCGCTCCAGAAGGCGTAGTCACTGGTTCATCTGCTGGTGTAGCTGGTGCGACAACCACCACTATTACACTCGCTAACGTGATGGGTCTTCGCAACAGTCTTGATTATGCTTATCAACAGAATGCTTCTTTCATGATGCACCAATCTGTATGGAACAGCATTCTTCAGCTTGCGGACAGTCAGGCACGTCCTTTGTTCCTCGACTTGTTAAATGGAAATCAAGCTAAATTGCTTGGCTATCCAGTAATCGTCAACAACGCAATGGCATCTAGCATTGCAGCTTCTGCTAAAACTGTATTGTTTGGAGATTTCAGTAAGTACATCATTCGTGATTGCGGCGACATCGTCATCGTAAGATTGAATGAACTGTATGCTGCTGAGTTTGCTACTGGTTTCCTTGCAGCTCGTTGGAGTGATGCTAAGGTTTCTCAGACCAACGCTATCAAACGTATTACTCAGCCAGCTTCCTAACTTAAAGGTTGAATATGCAAATTAAAGTATTAACAAACTGTGTTGGTGATGTCTTCACGTGGAATACTGGAGACATCGTCAACGTATCTGAATCGGACGGGCAAAGGATGATTGATTCCCAGATTGGTGAATTAGTTACCGATGCTCGTCCAGTTCCAGAAGCTCCTGAATCTAAACGTAAAGCAAAGCAGGAGACACGATGAATCTAAAGGTGTTAGCAAGATCAACTGTAGAGCCAGTCCTTATCTCTGAGGCTAAGACGTACCTACGTATTGACCACACGGATGAAGATTCGCTTGTTGGCGGATTGATTACTGCTGCACGAGATCATGTGGAACGATATACACGTCGAGTGTTAATCTATACAGCATTTAGGTTAACACTTGACACATTTCCCCCATATAACTTTGAACGCTATAGCCGAACTAATATGGTGCTACAGATCGGTGACATTGAGCTACCTAGATCTCCCGTAGTTAGTTTGGATGCCAGCACTATAACTGGAATAGGGTATGCCACACCTAGAGTTCGCTACTGGGATGGTAATGGTGTTCAGCAAACGATGGTTGAAGGCACTGATTACGACATCTTGATCGACGATAACCCACCAAGAATAGTTCTTCCTCCTTTTGGGGTTTGGCCACTTGTTACGTCTGGCGGTAGAGGCAATGTAGAGATTGACTTTGTTGCTGGTTATGGTGCAAGTTCACAGACAATGCCTCCACTTCTTAAGCAAGCAATACTGATGTTATGCGCTCACTGGTACGAAAATAGAATGGCTGTAGGTTCTTACGGTACAGAAACTCCATTTGCTGTTGATTCCATCCTGAAAATATACAGTGATGGAGGTTATAACTAATGGCAATGTCGCTGATTGGACAGTTGAGGCAGCGTATAGAACTTCAATCTGCTGTAGATACCGTCGATGATTACGGTCAAAGCACCAGAACTTGGACTACTTATGCTACGGTTTGGGCGCAAGTCCAGACATTAAACGGGAGCGAACCTAAATATGCAGGTGCGCTTAATCCAATTGCAGGCTATCTAGTCTCCATTCGCTACAGATCAGACATTCTTCCAACGCATAAAATCATTTACGGTAGTAAGACGCTAAACATAACTTCCTGTATTGATCCAGAAGGTACAAGAATATGGACAAAAATAACGGCTGATGAGGCTATACAGGTGGGGGTTTAATATGTATGCAGCTAAACTCACAATTGATGGACTAGAAGATTTAGTAAAAGCTTTATCATACTTCCCCAGAGAGATGAAAAATGCTATGCGTGCAGCTGCCAGAAAAACTGGTGGTGCTGTTAAGAAGACTGCTAAACAGAAAGCTCCAAAGCGAAACTCGACCTTACGTATCGGTAAACAAATTCATAAAGTTTACGGCGGGTCTGGAACCCTTAAAAAGGCAATAGTATTCGTGGTAAGAACAAACCCAAGGACTGGAAAGGTCTATGTTCTTGTTGGTGCTGACCGAGCAGTTACTGGTAAGGTTACAGTAAAGCTATGGAAAATAAACGAAACTCATACTGTTAAACCGTCTAAGTATTCGCACCTAGTTGAAAACGGTTTCACGGCTAAAGTATTTAACGGAAAAACGGTACGTGTTTCAGCAAAGCCATTTCTAAGACCTGCGCTTGATGCTTACTCAAATCAGATTGAAAGCGTAACCAGAGCAGAGATAGAAAAAGCACTCAATAAAGTATTAGGAGAAAAATAATGAGCGTACTGGGTAAGCTATTGCGAACATATTTAAGCGGTAGACCTAATTACGCTACTACAATTCCGGGTGGTATCTCTCCTGAAATAGCTGCCGTTGGTGTGGAACAACCGCATATTATCTATCAAGGGATAAGTAGAACTAGAGATATGTTATTATCGAATGTTCCAGCCGTGTATACGGAGCGCATTCAACTGCTGGTTATTGCGGATACTAGATCTGAGGCACAAACAGTCAGTGACTGGATTGTCGCATCGATTCAAGCTTCGCCAGCAAGGCAAACTATAGATGGAGTTCAAATTCATTTGCTGCGTGTTGACGATGAAATTGATTCCAGTGAATTGGCGATTGACGGTAGTGATGAACAGAGTCGTGTTACTACTATTGATGTGATCGGTGTCTACCAAAATTAAGGGGGTCTCTCATGGCTTACGTTCTTCCAGCAGGTTCTTCTGCAACTGCAAACACTCTAGCTACAGGCACCACATCAAGCGGTGCGGCTGTTGCTCTTAACTTTTTAGTTACCATCGGTGGTTCTACATTCAGTACCGCTATGTCGGATGTTACTGGAGTGTCTGATACAACAATTCAGCGTCTTCCAGCTCGTTTTGATAAAGGTACACTACAGTTGACCATGTTCCTTGATGATACTGCTACAGCTACCAACCAATGGACTGTACTCAGGACACGTCAAACAAATAAAGTACACACACGTATTAGTGTTGGTCTCCCGGGATCTAGCATTGATGACATGTATAACTATGACGGCTACATCAGCGAAGTATCAACTCCAGAAGTCGGTACTACGGATGAAGCTTTGCGATATACTGTTACGCTTCAGCTTTCGGACAAATATTGATCTAACGGAGGTTTATTATGCCGATTGTTGATAATTTTGATACGCATACCACAGGACTTTCGGGTCCATACTCAAACGCAGCTCAAGTCACACCCTCAGATAGTGCTGATTTAGGCTACGTAACCCGTGCATTGTGGTGTGGGGCGACTGGGAATTTGAAAGTTACACTCGTAAATGGTGACACGGTAACCTTCGATCACGGAGCGCATCAGCTTATTGCTATTAGAGCGAAACGTGTTTGGGCTACTGGTACTGTTTCTACTCCTAATATAGTGGCACTTTGGTGAGGTGATATATGGCATTTTTAGATAAAGCGACGATATTGAGCAGAGCAAAACCAAAGGTACAAGAAATTGACGTACCTGAATGGGGTGGCTCCGTGTTTTTGCGTGAGATTACAGCAGGACAACGAGACAGATATGATGCGTGGCAGATCGAACAATCTGGTGCGTCAAAGTATTATGACATCCGTGCCCGTTTGTTAGTTTTGTGTATCTGTGATCCTGATGGAAATCGTCTGTTTTCCGACAATGAAATGGTAGAGATCACTAATCTACCAGCTCAAGCGATTGATAAATTGTGGGATGCAGCCTGTCACATTGTAGGACTGCGGGGAGATGTAGAAAAAAACTGATGCGCCGACCGTTGCGAAGGATGATGTTCAGATTAGCTGCACATCTATCCATGACGGTCGGAGAGCTTGAGGAGCGCATGACCTCAAATGAGTTAGCGGAATGGCAAGCGTTGATTTATGTCGATCCTTGGGGAGCATATAGAAGCGATATCCAGCACGCACTTAATGCTTGGTCGCCTCTTGTTGCAGCAGGAGCAAAAAGCAAGGTAGAGGACTTCCTTCCGCATGATCCTTGTGCGGAGAAACGAGACGAAGTCAAAGACCTGAAGAGTTTCTTAACCATTATGGCGAGGGCTTAAAACTATGACAAGTGTCGCCAAAATGAATGTAGCTGTCGGGTGGTCTGGCGGAGAAGCCGATAAAGGTGTCGCTGGACTATCCAATAAACTAGAAGCTACAGGCAAAACTGCGCTAAAAACTGGAGCAAGCGTAACTGAAGGTATGAAAGAAGCCAGTGATGCTTCCAAAAAAGTAGAAGAAGCGTTTGAAAAATCCCTCCTTAAGATGAATGCGCTTGAGCAAAAAAATGCTCGTGAAAAAAAGGCGACCAAAGAACGCCGAAGTACTATGTCAGCAGAAGGTATCGAAGCAGACATAAACAAAGAAAAAATCAAGTATGCGCAGAAAGACATGAACGCCCTCGAGAAATTAGAGGACGATAAAAAGCGTAGGGATAAAGAACGACGAAAAAACATGACGGCTGAAGAACTTAGGGCTGAGGATGAAAAACTAAAAAAGAAGGCAGACGCAGAGAAACGCTGGGAGTCACAAAGACCAGTATTGGGATCAAAGCGTTTAGGTGCTGTAGTAGATTCCGCAGCCAATATTAAAGCGACATTCGATATGGCTTCCAAAGCTATCGATTTGTTCATCGTCAAACCAGTTCAAGCTATTTGGGAAACGATGAAGCTTGCGTCTGAGTTACAAGAAATTTCCCTTGTTGCAAATATGATCTCAGGTAGAAACTTTGATGCGTTTGGCAATGCTGCTCAACGTGCTGGTGAAAATGTATCCACGGCGAACTCAGCAGTAGAGACATTGCGGGATACAAGCAAATCACTTGGCGTACCACTAACCAACTTAACAAAAGCACTTATAGAATTACAGGCTGTTGGCCAATCAGAAACTGGCGCAATGAATTTAATTCAGGGTATGCAAAACGCTATCGTCATTCTTGGCGGATCTGCTGCTGCTGCTGATACTGTAAAGAATTCTCTTATCGCCCTCAATGAAACTACTCAAGCTAATAAGGCTTCTCTACGATCACTCCAAATGGGTGGAATAAACGTATATAGAGCTTTGGCTGAAGAAATGACCCGCACTTATGGTAGAGCTGTCTCTCAGCAAGAAGCAATGCGTTTGTTGGAAGCTAATGCGGTTGATTCAGCACTAGCTCAACGTGCTTTACTCATGGCATCGGCTACACCAGAGGCAGCGGCAACAGCAAAAGCACTCGGCAATCAGTTCAACAATTTAATTGAATCACTATTCCGTCAGTTTGAAGACATTAAACGGGACATCGGTAAAACTATCCTGCAAACATTCTCCGTGGAAAACATCGTTAGCGGCATAAAAGGGTTTGTTGATGGTGCTCAAACCGTCATCAAAGAAGCTATGAAGCTAATGGAAATAACGGATCAAGCCCTTAAAAACATGAGTATTGAAGAAGCCTTCTC